GTCGTGTTGACCGCGATCTGTGCCTGCGCTGCTTGCATCGCCAGCTCTTGCTGGGCCTGTTGCATTTGCTGCGCTTGTGGGTCTGGCTGGCTCATCTGGTCGAGTGCCGCCATCAACTCATAGCGGTTGGTCAGGCTGGAGTTGTTCAAGATGCCCTTCAAGATCAGCGGCAGCACCGGGGTGTTTGGCCCCAGTGTCTGGAGCAAACCAATGAACTGCTGCTGCTCATACTCACGGGCGATGATGCCCAGCGTTGCCGTGGGGATGAACTTCATGTCCACGCTCGGGTAACGCTCAGGATCGAACTGCATGTACCGAAACGCCGCTTTTTGGATGAACGGGATCAGGAAATCCTCTTGGAAGTTCACCAGCGTGCGCTTGTACTTCTTGATGATCGTGGCCACAGCCATGCTCATCCCCGCGCCGTCGCGGTTGCCTTGGCTCACCATGCCCTGGCTGTCCAGCGTGCCCGTGGCCTGCAACAACATGCGCTCGAACTCTTTGGCCGTGTTCAGGTTGTTGAGACTGGTCTCGCCGAACTTGAACGGGTACAAAATCTCAGCCGGGTTGCCGTTGACCATGAATGCTTTGCCCGGCTTGACCTCGAACCGTGCGCCGCGTGGCAGGCGCGTTGCGTCCATGCCCATCATGGGGCTGGTTGTCAGCGCCAAGCTGTCTAGGTGTGATCTGACCTGGGCGTCAATCGCCTTTTGCATGTTGTAGGACTTCTCCACCGTGCCACGACCAAGCAGGCGGTTGGGCACCGTGTCGTCTTGGTAGCTGATGACCGGACGGTCCTTCATCATGTACGGGTTTTCTTCGGCTTTGAGCAGCAGACCGTCGTTGGCGATCACGACAATCGCCTCCACCATGTCCGAATAGTCCTCGGCTGCGCTGTCTTCGGGGAACAGCTCCTCGACTTCTTCGTCCTTGTCGGTCAGGTATTCACGCGGCACCAGGCCGTAGTACGTCAGCAGGCGCACCTTTTCGTCGCGGTACTGGCTCAGCTCCTGCGTCGGCTCCAGATCGGTATCCTCATACGTCGGGGTGATGTTCACCTTGCGGTAAATACCCTTCTCGATGCCTTCGACGATCTTGTGGATGCCCACATACTTCTCAATTGCCACGCCCATGCAGTCGTCCACAGACGTTCCGTTCGGGTCAAACAGGAAGTTTTTGGGGTTGACGGGCATGATCTTGACCGCAATCCGGCTTTTCTCGACCACACCGATGGCCGCTTGGCCCATCTGGCCAGGAATCGCCTGAGTTGCTGGTTCAAACACCTTTTCCGTCTTCACAACGATCTCGCCGATGCCAGTGCCGTAGATTTCGGCCATCAATTCGATCTGGTCAATCGCTTTTCTGATCTTGTCCTGCTTGAAGTCCTCCGTGAGCTGCGCTTTGAGCATCTCAACGTCCAACGGGTTGCCGTTTACGTCTTTCAGGTCGTCTTCGATGTCGAAAAAGTCGCCTTGCCCGAAGATGGCCTCAAGAATTTCTGCGTGCCGGGTCTCTACGGCTTGCTGGGTGGCCGGAGTCACGATTCTTGATCGCTCAGAGTCGCGTGTTTTGTCTTCTGCCGCCCACTCACCACGGAAAATACGCTCGTATTCCAAATACTTGTCAAGGTAGTTCGTATTTCTATAATCTCTCCACTTTTGGCAGTGGTCAACAACAAAGGCCGTCAGCTCTTTGTCCGACTCGGTGGGTTCTTGGTATTCGCTCTGCTTTAGATCGGCCATCTTCAAACCTCGTATTGGTTGTTCTTGCGCATGTTGTCAATCGCAAGAATGACGCGCAGATTGTCTGGCACATGGAGACCGCTGACAAACGCGCCTTGTAGCGGGATTATATGGTCAACGTGCCATTTTCGGTCGCTTTCGCGGTTTCGCATGGACGCTAGCTGGTACAGGCACTCAATTTTCAGCTTATCAAACGGAGTCAACCATTTTGGCGTTCGCTTGAGCTTTGCTGCGCGTCTTTTCGCACAGTCGGCCAACACTAAGCCAAGGTTGTTTTTCCGCCAAAGCCGCTTTACCTCTCTGCGCTCAATAAGTCTAGCTGCGCGGACAGCCGCAATTCGCTCTTTGTTGGCTTTTTCGTATTCTTTTCTGTACGCGGTTAATCTGTCTTTGTGTTTTATATTGGAATCGCGGCAAACGTCAGCCCTACTTTTAGGGTTTTCGTTCCTTTTGACCGTGTATTGCACCCAAGTCATAAAGCCTTTGCGCTCTCTGTTTCTGGCGTGTTCAGCTTTTCTAGAATCAGGGTTTGCAGCGCGGTTTGCTTTGGCCTTTTCATAAAAACAGACCTTGCAAAAATTCAGATGGCCATCCGCCATTTGCTTGTGCTTGTGAAACAGCGACAACACCTTGACCTGAGCGCAGCCTTTGCAAGTTTTTGTCGGTTCAGTGGTCATTTTTTACCTTATAGGTCAACAGCCCGAAATTACGTCCATGGGCTCCCAATCGTCATCTGCTTCTTCAAAGTAGCTAGTTATAGCTAATTGGTCTACATAACTAAGACTATCGGGTAAATCGTCGTGAACGCCCTGCGACGGAAACATCAAAAGCTGGTCCACGAACGTGTCCCAGTTTTCTTCGCTGTTCAGGACGATTCTACCGTGTTCAAACCGCCCCTGCAAAGACCAAATCACCCGGTCGGTCTTCTTCCTGTTGCCGTGCGTCAAATCCACGATGTGGCTGTACACGTTGTTTTTCCGCATAAGGTCTGACAGATACGGCAGAACTGCGTTCTTCAGCGCCCCTCTTTCGATTCCTATGCTCAGTGGCCTGTAGTCGCGCATCTTCATCAGTATCTTGGCGGCGGTCTCACGGATATCCCAGCGTCCATGCTCGATCTCTTTCACAAACCACTTGCCGTCGTCTGTCACCTTGACCACCGCTATCGCCGACTCATCGAGCCGCTTCTTACTATTAGCAGCCTGCTTGGCCACTTCTTCAAACCCGGCCAAGTCCACCGCCACGAAGTAGCTCCCATAGTCCGGCTCGGTGCCGTACTTGATCCATTCCTCTTTGAACACGTCCGCGCCAGCGTTCGTAAATGACGCCATGTACTCAGCCTTGAAAGCAAAGCTGGAAAGCGTCTTCTTGGCGTTTTCTATCTCCGCCGGGTCGATCAGCTCGTTGTCCGCCGTGGTAAACGTCCAAGACTTGTAATCGCTTTCGCCAGATTCACCAAGCTGGTACATATCGAAAAAGTGGTTTCTACCCCGTGGCGTTCCTATGAACATCGCCTCGCCCTTGCGGTCAGACAGCGCCGCCCGAACAACCTGCTCCCACACCGACGGCTTCATGTCGGCGTACTCATCCAGCACCACATATGACAGCGAAACGCCTCGCAAGGTGTCTGGCCTGTCAGCGCCTCGGATATAGATGGTTGCGCCGTTCACCAGTTTGATCTCTTGGTTGTTGATGTGGCTTGCCTGAATTACCTCCCGGCCCAGCTCCATCAGCACATCCCAAATAATGACCCGCGCCTGGCCCTGCGTCGGCGCGATGTACATCACGCTCGCTCCCTGCGGGCATTGCAACCCCTTGATCAGCAGCGTCACAGCCGCCAGCCTGGACTTGCCGCACCGCCGCCCAGCACAAATGACCTTGAATCGGGTTCTGTCGTTCATCACCTGCTGTTGCCATTTCAGCAGTTTGAATGTTAGGTCAGACATCCGTCACCTCCTGCGCTTCAAGGATCGTCGGCGCATCCCCCAATCCAGTGATGTTGATTGTCACTGCCGACCTTTGAGATTTGTCTTTCTCAAACATTGAAACAGGCAGCGTCCTGTCCATGCACATCTTCAGCGCCGCCATCTGACCTGGGTGCTCATCATTGAGCGCAATCTGGATCACCTTCTCCGCGACATCCTTGCCGCCAGACCTGATCATCAGCTCTTTCAGCTCCTTGATGCGTTGGTGATCCGTCTTCGGCAGGATCGCAGGCGGATTCTCTGCGTACCTCTGGATCGTCATCTTGATCGGTCGTCCTCTTTTTTTCGGTTCCACTTTGCCCTTTCGGAGTTAGTCGCCGGATTGTAGGTCAAATAGTCTTTTTTCGTTTTTTCAGAGGGTTGGGGGCACCTGTAACTTTTTGTCTAACAGCCAGACCCCTCCCCCCCATGCTTTAGGCTTCAACCTTTGAGGCTTCAAGCAAACTGCGAGCGGCTTGGGGCTGGGAGCACTTAACATAACGCAAAAAGCGAGTGAGGCGGAGGGCCCTTTTTGCCAGTACTTGACCGAGTACTTGATGCGCTGTCTGTTATGCCGAATTGTTATATCTGTTATCTGAAAACAGCATATCTTCGAGGTTGTCGCCGGGGCGAAAACCCGCATTGTGCAACACTGTATAAATTGACAGCAATTCTTTGAACCCGCGTGTCAAGTCGCCTTGACCTGCTGTCAGCAAAACAGCGCGGTCTTGATCTGTCAATTTGCGCTGAAATTCAACTGTGTCTAACTTGCATGGTCTAACCATTGGAAATGTCCTTCTGGGTCATCTAGGTCAAATTGTCACCCTAATTTTATCGCTCAATCCTACGCAGCGTATTTTTGGCGTGCCTCTGTTCTGGGCTGTTCGCCTATATATATATATCTATTCTTTAAGATTAGATAAATACATGACAATTTGACCCAGAAACCCCGCAAAGCCGCGCCAATGCTAGCTTTCCTCTGGGTCAAGTCGCCAATAAAACATGACCCAGACGCGACCATCAATGACCCAGACTGGCGCCAAAAGCCTGGAAAAATAGATCGCTCCTGGTGAATAACCACACATTTTTGTCGGGTATCGCACACAGTAAAGAAATCCATTACACTATCACTCATCAACAACCAACGGAGCACCACTATGACACTCGACCAACTCATGACTTGCATTGAAGACCTACACGATGCCACGCCTCACGCATCATTCGATTGGCTTGCCAATTACATCTACACACGGCAGACGCACTACACACTGTCTGAGATCAAAACCACCATCATCGCAACGATTGGATAAACACCATGAAAACAGCATCTTGGATCATCGTCAACAAAGCAACCCGCGCCGCCGTGTTTGAGACGTTTAACGAAAACACCGCCCGGGCCGTCAACGTCAAACTGTACGAAGCTATCCCGGCGCTTCAATACTTGCAACAACTTAACGCCGGAATTCTTGCAACCCGTAACGCTAAGGCAGTGACAGCATGAAAGACTACCTTCTGGCTGTCGCTATCGGCTTGGCGCTTTGCGCCCTTGTTCTCCATGGGCTCGATGCCCTGTTTTACTGAAAGATCCTCATAATGCGCACCCTTTACCAAATCCGCGAATACAAAACCCCAAATTCATACAGCACCCCTATGGGCGTCAAGCTGCGTACCCGGTGGCGCGCTATTAAGCTAATCACCCGATTAACCCTTTCCGGCCATCGTGACATCGTGATGGTTCCCTTTAGCGTCAACAAGTGATAACACAGCCTAAAGCCCGAGCAGGGCTTTGGGGTGCGCATCCTCGCCACTATCCACGAAAGTACACGACCATGAAAACCACCGTCACCAAATACGATTTTGAACGCGCCTTCATCACCGCTGGCCGCAAGGATCAATTCAGCTACGAGGGCCTAGCGGTCCTGTTCGATTACCTTGAGGAGCTGGAGGCCAGCACGGGCCAAGAGCTGGAGCTGGACGTGATCGCCCTGTGCTGCGACTACTATGAGGACACATGGCAAAACATCGCTGACAACTACGGCATCGAATACGAAAACGACACCGACGGCTTCGACGCTGTGCGTGAGTACCTGATGGACCAAGGCGCGTATTGTGGTGAAAGCGAGAACGGCTTTGTTTACTCGGCGTTTTGACATGACAGACGTCTACACCACACCCATCCAGACCGAGGCAGACGCTGAGGGCTTCTTCTTTCAGTTGCACCAGCTCGGGCGACTGTTCCATCCCGAGGACAACCCCGCCGAGGTGGTCAACGGCGCGTCAGGTGAATGGCTGTTCACCAAAGAACAAGCCCAGCACCTGCGCGAGCGTTTAGATGAGGTTTACGAGGTCATGGACGACCCTTGTGAATACTGCCTGACCCTGACCCATCCAGACAGCGACCGCGAAACCGAGACGGGCGAAGACCTCGCCCAGTTTTATGGCCCATCATCACGTTAAAGGAAAACACCATGATCGAATTTACACACGCCACTACCCGCTACACAGTCAAGCCTGAGAACGCGCAAGAGTACCGCCGACTGGCGGCAAACCCACCAAAAATCAAGCGCAAGGTTGACGCTAGGAACGACAGCATGAAACGCGGTTATCCGGTGTTTGAGCCGGGCATGACGACTGACGACTATGTGAGCCAGTACGCGGGCTTGAATTCGCGATTACTACTTAAGGGCGAAGGGTTCACGTTTGCCGATCGCGCAGCGCCTATGCTGGACGCTACACAGCCCGAAGTGATGGAGGAATTGGACCCGGATTATGTTTACACACCCACAATGGCCAAAAAGCAGACAGTCGCAAGCCTGAGCGCAGTTATTAAACAAGCCCTCGAAGCCCTCAAACAAGGCGACACCGACACAGCGCAATGCGTGCTCACTGAGGCGCTACGATGATCTACGCTTGCTTGGCGCTGATTTTGCGCATACTGACCAACAAAAAATGAAGGCCCTGAAAAGGGCCTTTTTTTATGTGTTTTCCACTGCACGCCTTAACTCTGACTTGCTCATGCGCACGTTATCCGGAGCGCAGAATATGTGTTTCTTGCTCGGGTAGTCCTGCGCAGCGATCCGGCCACAGTCAACCCAGCCAGCCTCTTTGATAGCGTGAAGTAACGCACCCTGGACAACCTTAACACCCTGCGGCGCTAGACCCTGCAAGCGGTCACAGAGGGCATGAAAGGGCGAGCCGATGACACCACGGGCGAACTCACCAGACTTGCGGCGCAGCATGTCCACAATAAAGGCTTCGGCAGTGCTCATGCCGTGCTCGATCATGATCTGCTTGGCTTCAGTTACTGGCGGGGGTGCGCTTGGGTTCCATGCGCTCACGTCTCGCGTGTGCAGGTAATGGGCGACTGCCTGGAACCCGTTTTGATGCTTGTACCAATTCCACAGCGCCAGCGCCTCCCGCTCGGTTAGGCGGGCGGCTTCGCACCAGATCACGAACCAGCGACGGTCTTCTGAGGGTAGCGAGATCGCGACACGCTCGTTTGAGAACGCGATCACGAAAAGCCGATTGAGGGCGTAGTACGGGTGCAGCCCTTTGCGGTTGACGGTCAACAGCTCAGGGGGCGCGGCGATGATGGGTTTGAGGGTGTTTTCCAGTGCGCGGCGATCCTTAGCGTCAGCCTGGCGCAGCTCAGAGATTTCCATCACTTCGCATTCGAGGGCGTAACCCCACTGTGAGGTTAAGTCCTCGTTTTTGACCAGCGAGCAGTTGCGCTTGGCATCGCCACCGATGGCCCAAAAGAACGGCGCGAACATGGTGTCCTTGCCCGATCCGTGCGTGCCACCCATCAGGATAGCGTGGTTGATCTTATGGCCGGGGAACTGGACCTTATGGGCGAGAGCGTTTAAGAGGTGCTCACGCTCGAACTTCTCGGGGACAAGGCGCTCGACATGGCGCAGCCACGGGGACACGTCACCAGCCACGGGTTGAGGGCGTGCGTTAACCCATCGGTTGCCGTAGGTTAAGCCGTCACGGTTCACGATCGTGCCAGACCCTGCGGCGTAGGTCACGCTGACCAGCGACTGGGCACCCTTGTCCTGACGCTGCTCATCGAACGAGTAGGACGCCTCGACCTTGCGGCCATTGTGAACGGACTTGCAGCCGATGTGCCGGAACATGGCGTTAAAAGTGCTGCGCGACAGCTCGCGCCTGTCTTGCAGGTCAAAATAAGCGTCATCGTCTTGCAGGTAGGCGAAGCGGTCCCACCAGTCAGCCTTCTCGACCCGTGCCATTTCCTTGCGCTGAGTTTCGGCCACCACTGTAGCGGCCACGTTGGGGAACTCGACCGTAGGCGTCAGTTTACTGAGGGCTGACTCCATGGCGCTGACCAGCAGCTCGTCGCGCAGGCCGGGCGAGTGGACCGGGCCGCCACTGTCGGCCACCCACTTGAGGAACACCGACGAGTCCAGCTCCAAGCAGTGGCTGTGCAGGCAGCAGTAAGCCCGGTTTGCTGGCATGTAGCGGCCCTCGGGGTTGCCGTCGGTGTGCTCGGCAGCGTTAGGGCAGGCCACGCCAGCCCAGCCCTCTTGGTTCGGGTTAGAGAGCACGAGGCCGTTATCCGACAGCCACGCCATCACGTCATCGCCACCATCATCTTGGACCCGCACCGGGGCGTAGACCGACTCGACCGGGCCGGGCGTGACGTTCATGGCCGCGCACAGGTCTTCGAGGGTGTACTCACGCTCTGGGTTGAACTCGACCAGCGCAGCGGCGAAGCTCTCGCGCCCCGGTTTCAGGTTGATGGAGCCGGGCAGGCGGAAGTTGCGCACGGCGTTGATCGCGCCCTTGTCGGTGTAGCCCGCCTCGGCGATCGCCTTGATCGCGGCAGCGAAATCGCCCTTGCGGGGTTGCTCACTGAAGGCGTAGCCCCACTGAAACGAGCCGGGTGAGGTCTCCATAATCCAAGTCGGGGGCAGGGGGCAGGTGTTGGGCACCTTGTCCGTGCCCACGTCGTCCAGCACCATGACGATGACGAACTCGCAGTTGGCAGCGGAGGCGCTGACGTGGCCATCCTTGAAACGGTCAACGATGAAGCTGGCGGTGTTGCCGTACCAAGCGCCGGGTTTCATCTTGTGGCCGGGCAAGAACGCTGGCCAAGTCGCCTTGATCGCCCCATCTGCGTGCAGTTGAATCTCACGACCGACGGGTTTTTGCAACACCATCAAAGCGGTCTCGCCCTCAGCGGGCAGTGAGCATATATAACTGATAAAATCCATGCGGTTTTCTCCTTTTAGCGCCCGGCTCCCACCGGGCGTTTTCTTTTTACGAATAGCGGGTGGTGGTGACGCCCTCGGCGGCTAAGGGCAAGCCCTCGGCCCATGCAGGCGGGCTGCACATGATCTGGTGCATGTGGGCAGCGACTGCCTCGGCCTCTTGAGCCGGGCACTCGACGACGATCTCGTCGTGGACGTGTAGAACCACGCCATCGAGCTGGCGCAGTGAGTGACGCAGGATGTCGTGAGCTGTCGCCTGCGTGACGTTCTCGCAAGCCAGGCCACGCCACAGACGGGCGCGGGGCCACTCCTTGGCGTCGGCGGCGGGTTTCCATGCTGCTTTGGTGTATGTCACGTTGCCTTCGGCGTCAAATTTGGCGTTGGGGTAGCACAGCACCCGGCCCGAGGGCAGACTGTACCAGAGCGTTTGGCCGTCGAACAAGTACACAATGCGACCTGCGGCAAACTCAAAACCTTTGTTTCGCATCGCCCGAAGGTAGGCGGCTTCGAGCTGCTGGCCGTGGGCCTGCGCCCAAGGGTTCGCCCTGCGCCAGCCCTCCACGGCCTTGTTCACCTCGGACACCGACAGCCGGATGCCGTAGGCCCGGCCAAACACCTCGAACGCACCCGCACCGCCTAAGAATCCAAGGGCCAGCTCCTGCACCTTACCCACTTGGCGCTGGTCCGAGGTGACATCGGCGTAGGGCACGCCGAACGTCGCGGCTGCGTTGACCTTGTACGGGTCCATGCCCGAACGGAACACGTCCAGCTTGGCCTCGCCTGCCGGGCAGTTGGACAGCCACGGATGGACGCGGCCCTCAATGGCCGACCAGTCGTAGGCGATCAGGACGTGGCCGGGCTTGGCGATCAGCGCGGGCCTGAGCATCCCCTTGAGCACATCTGTAATGCGCTTACCAAATCTTGGTGTGATTGCGTGGCCGCGCACCATAGCGTGGCGTACTTCATCAGGCTCTTTGGCGCACTTGCGGGTAAAGTTGTGAACTTGCGCGCCATAGCTCGACGCTCGTCCGGTGGCAGCCCCTCCAGCAAAAACGAAAGCGCCTCGGACTCGGTGATCTTCTTCATCGGCGAGGTTCGAGAGGCGGTTGAACTTCGCAACCGAAGACGCCCAGAGGTCGTCCGCGCATTGGATAACGTCTGCAACATGGGGCGGAATCTCATCGGGGTCTTCCATCGCGAGCAGGTTGGCCCGCACAGTCTTGTCAATCGAATACTTCTCGCCGTTCCACATCAGCTTCTTGGCCTCCGGCCCTACACGCTCCAGCACCCACTCGCGCATCTTGGGCGACCTGACGCTGGTGATCGCGCCCTCGGTCACCTCGGACACGATCTGCTGAATCTCGACGGTCTCATCGGCGGAATACTTCACGGCGGCGTGGCACAGCGGCACGTCCACCAGCACGCCACGGTCGTTGATCTGCTCGTTGACGTGATAGTCCAGCAGCTCGTCATCGGACAGCGGGCGCAGCGCCTTGCTGACCAGGCGCATCACGCGGACGTCCTGCTCGCAGTAGCGCACCATCTCGTCCATGAGTGCAGCGTCCTCGCGGAACTGGCCGTTGGGCTGCGGCACGGACAGCAGCCGGATCAGTTGGCTGCCTCGGTGGTCCTTGCGCATGTCAGCGCCAGCAAAGCGGCCCACGTCCTCCAGCGAGCCAGGCGCGCAGTTGGCGCGGGCCTGTGCTGCGGTGCAGTAGAACTGCTCTAGTTTGAAGTCGATCTGCAAGACGTACCAAAAGATCAGGCGTTCAAAGGCGGCGTTGTGGGCGTAGATCAGCCCGGTATGATTGCGGACAGCGGCAGGGAATTCGTCATGGGGCAGCCACGTCTGCACCTCGTCATCGTCGAAGGCGTAGGACATACACAGCACGTCGGTGCTCGCGTCCTGCGCGTAGTTGTAGACGCCCTTGGCCTTCAGGTCACAGCGGCTGCGGGTCTCGAAATCTAAAAAAAGCATGTCAGGTTCCTTTTCCAATGCCCCCTGTCACGGGGCATCAGAAAAGGTTACGCTGCGCGGCGGCGGCGAGCTGGCGCTTCTTCAGTAGGCGCAGCTTCTGGCGCTTCGCCGTCCATGCTCATCCACTCGACGATCTCAAAGACCGGGGTGTAGATTTTGCCGTACGACTTGTGCTGGTAGTGGTCCTTCTTCAGACGCACGATGGCCACTGGTTTGGTCTGGTCTTTATCGACCTGATCAGCCAAGGCCACGGCCAAGGTCTGCACCGCACGCTTACCGCCGACTGACGTTACGGTGTAACGGGCTTCCAGGCCCTTGTCGTCGCCAGAGACGCACTTCATCGACATGCCGACCTGCGACTCCCAGCCCTTCTTAGCACCGGGAGGCGCTTCGTCGAGTTCTGGCAGAGGGTTGGCAATGCCGACCATCTTTTCGCCGAGCACCTCACCGTCGCCCCAGGCGATGAAGCCGTGGACGAACGACAGAGGATTGACGGCCCAAGTCGAGCCTTCTTCGATCTCGGTCTGGTCGGCACCGAAGACCCAATGGCCACCCTTGTCCATCTTGATGATGGCCACGCCAACGTCACCACCAACGGGTTGGAGGTTACGCAGAGCGCTGGTCAGGGCGGGGAGGTTTGCTTTAGAGAATGTTGCGAGTTCCATATCTTACTTTCACTGGAGTTTAGAAATAGCGGCCCGAAGGTCGCCGAGTTGCAACACTGCTGGGCGGGAGTCATCCTCGCTTGCCAGTGTTGTGCCTGATGACACCGACTTGACGAGATCGTCAGGCAGTGCCAACTTGCGCTTTTTCAGCACCTTCTCGATCTGAGCAGGGCTGCGAATTTCCTCTGGGCTGAACAGCTCGCCACGGGGCACACCCATGTCGTGCAATGCAGCGATTGCTTTGGTCTCATCGGTCCACTGACGCCGCGATTGCTTCTGGACAATCTTATACCCAGGCACGGGGATGTTCTTCTCAAGCAACTGGAACGCCAACGCCCGCAGGTCGGTGATCCAGCCC